AATATAAAGCAGGCGAGAGCCAAGGCCCGTGCCGGAACCGGACGAAGCGTCGCTCAAAGCAGCCGCAAACAGACCGCAAACCGAGCCAGCATCCCAACGGCCGCCGTGCCGGAACACCCGCCAACCAGTGTTACTCCAACAGCCGTCACACATATAGGTGGACTCACTGCCGCTACCAGCCGCCGCAGGAAGCATGACATGAGGGTTGTTGCCAGAGTCAAGACCTTCCTCGGTGATGTAAGAACTGCTCCAATTCGTAGCACCCGTGTAGGAGAGTTTGGCGTAATTGCTTGCGGTATCGTCTGCATACTTGGACGGGTCGTTGCAGACATAGTAAGAGCCGTTGTTCCAGTTCACACCGTCAACCCATTCCCACACATTGCCCCACAGACCCTCGATACCTCTCCACACGACATCGACCTTGCCGTCCGTGCCAGAAGGTCTGCCAGTGAGATTCGGAATACTGTTGCAGGAGCCGGTTTTCAGAGAACCGCTGTTGCCGTCACAGTAACCTCTACCGATTTTGCTCTGCACATTGTTGTTGGCGAACTCAACCAGCATGAGCATTTGCACAGCGGAGAGTGCCGCAATGTCAATCAGGCTCCAACCTGCGCCCTTGCTCTTGGCATTGAAGCGGAACTGCGCTCTCGTCTGAGACACCTGAGGGCTTGCGCCGCTGACGGACTTGTTGTTGGAGGAGGTCTTGTATGCGCCGATGTAGGCGTGGTCACACTCCTTGCCAGCATGATTGAACAGCGGGTGAACGGAGAAACCAGCAGTGGGCTTGTTGGCGATTTTGATATACTCCACATTCCCGGAGCGGTAACGGCGATACCAGAACTTGGGGATTTTCACCATCACATCACCCGTGGAGAGGGTTTCACGCACAATGCCCTTCCAAGGCATGGCATTGTCGAAATCGCTATGACCTGCGCTTGCACCCACGGAAGCAGTGGCAGTCATGCCGACAGCGTTGTCGGTTCTCGCCCAAGCGGGGGACGAAGTACTCTTGTCTCTGCTGATACCGTAGATTTTCACGAAGGACAGCTCCACTTCCTCACTCTGCCCGTCAGAGGTGATTACGACCTGCTCAGAAGCGGTCTCGCTTCCGCTCACTGCTTTCACCGTCCAAGTGCCGACCTCGTGGACTTGGAACTGATAAGTACCCGTGCTGGTCGTGGCAGTGTAGACCGTTTCGTTCAGGGAGCAGGTCAGCGTTGCGCCAGCGGGATAGGTGACATCAATGGTGGCGGTGAAATAGTAGTAGGTGGCTTCGTAGTTCGATACCGCACCTGCCACAGACACTTTGGAAGTAGTGTTATCAGGCTTGGAGTACCCGTCAGCCGCCCCGTACTCGATGTGATAGGTGTGACCGATAGCGACCGTGAAGGAAGTGGTCTTCTGCGTCTTGGTGAGGGTGGCAGTTTTGGTATACTGCCCGTCCGTCTCGTCCACGCAGGTGATGGTGACGCTGGTAAATGCGCTATCATCGTCAATCTCGATGGTGACATTCGCCGTCTCGCCATCGGCGGGAGCCGCAGAAGCCCGGTTGCTCTCATTGGTGGAGAGATTGAACACGCCCTGCGTGGAGTACGGGAAAGCGGCGAAGTAGTAGGTCTTACCCTCGGTCAGACCGTCCACCACATACTCCTCGGTGGCGTACTCACCAAGCTCCTTGTTGTCGATAACCAGCGTACCCTCGCTGGTGTTCGTGGGGTACTGCTCCTCGCTCATGCGAATCATCACGCCGCCAACGGAGCAGAGCAGGTTTCCTGCGCTGTCATAGCTGTCGGCGGGTTCCAGAAATCTCAGTCCGATACTGTTTTTGGATTTTGCGAAAGCGGTGAACTCTCGCATGTTGTTGGGGGCTTGCCCAACTTTCTGCAAAATCTGGTCTACAGTCCATTTTGCTTCTGCCCAACTCATTACTGTACCTCCTCGTTGATAATCAGGCCGTCACTGCTAAAGGTGATGGTCTTCGTTTTCTGCAACAGCTCACCCTCGAACAACTTCTGGACAATCTTGTTCGCAGACACGAAGGTGGTCTCGATTTTCTTTGTGCCGTAGGTCTCGGTGATGGTCTCGCCATCAGAGGAAAAGACGGTCTTGCGGGGGTCAAATCCGTCCGTCTTCACTTCGAGAGCGTCAATCTGGTTTTGCAGATTGCCAGCCACATCCTCACCGAGCTGGTTCTTGATGAACTCGAACCAAGTGGTGAAAAGCTGTTCCTGCTGGCTCTCAAAGGCGGTAATCTCGTTGCGGTAGTCCGTCTTGATGGTCTCGATGATGGTGTCACCCTGCGCTTCCAGATTTTCCACATACGAGGTGAAGCCCTCCTGAGTAGCGTCAGCGGTGTCCTCGAACAAGCCCTTCTGCGTGTCGAAGTAGTTCTGGAAAGCCGTGTACAGGTCAGTCCCGTTCTCCACCATCGACATGAGGGTGTTCAGAGCTTCGTTCATGCGGTTGGCTTCCTTTGCCCCAAAGAACGAGTTGTCCTTGTTGCTGTACACCGTCACATCTTGGAACGAAACCGTCCCATCATCGTTATCGACCTGAGTGTACTTTTTCAGGCCGCTCCAAGTAGCGTCAGTGTAGTTTACAGGTAAAAGCTCCCAAGCCATTACAGTTCTCCTCCCTTCATTCCAAAGTTCCATTTGAACATCCGTCTGCCCTCAAACTCATTGGTGAGTCTGTCGTAAAGGTCGAGGATTGCTCCCTCCAATCGGTTGAGTTCCCGGAAATCCATTACATTTCCGTTGTCAACATAAATTGGAGGGTTCCCGTAATCACGGTTCAGGGAGCCGTTGTTCACTGTCTTCAAGTTCTCCTCAAGCTGATTGATTTCGTCAGCATAGAAGTAGTCCGCAGGAGTGCGGTCTTCTCCGAGAGAGACGATGGAGAACTCGTCATAGAGACGGCTTGCCAAGTCTCGGAGATAGGTGAGGTTGTTCTTGATACGGTTGAAGTCACTCGCATTGAACCTGTCCCCGATGTAATTCCCTTCGGAATCAATAGCCCCGTGCCAGTCTGTCTTAGGGGTTTGCCAAGCCATATTTCGCACCTCCTACCCTTCGGGCAGTTACCTTGCCCGAAAAACTCTGATTGAAATTGACGGTGTGTCGGTAGATGTTCACCTTCATGTTGCTATGGAACTCGTTTTCCTGATACACGATGTCGTTCACATCAATCTCCGGGTTTCCTCTCGTGTCGTACTCGTACTCGATACCCGAAGCGTAGTAATCGCCAAGCCACTCGGCGAGGTCGTTCGCCATTCCCATGTCAGACATCATCGGGTTTTCCCACTTGATGGTCTTACCACGGTTGTTAAGGGCTTTGACTGCGTATCGCTCAACGATTTTGTACCGATAACCGTAAATCTCTAAGCGGTATTTGCCCGTCACGCTGAACCGCACGGTGATGTAGTAGTTGCCCGAATCCTCAATGGTGACACCTCCCGTGGTGTTTTCCAGTACGGCTCGGAAGCCGTAGGAGGGTTCGCCGATGAAAAAGGTCTCCACATCACCAGCCTTGACATCCACTTCCTCACCGACAAGACTATCCTCCTGAGTACCGTTCTGGTAGCTGTAGCAGGGGACGATTACCTCTTTGATAAGCTCCTGTTTGATAGCTTTCGGCGAGGAGGTCATGTCGGTTCGGGTCATGGTGAAATCGGTAATGTCACCGAAGCTGAAATTGTTCAGCACAATGCGGTTGAACGGGTCAGCGGTCTTGGTGAACTCGATTTCCATGGTGTCGAAATCGTCAAGGTCGATATGCAGTATCGTGACACGCTCGATTTCGTCCTGCCCAACCTCGTACTCGGTCACGAGCTGACCATCGTTGTAAGTACGGATGGTAAACGCCGCAGGGAGCGTATTGCCGAACACGAACTTTGCACCGTAGTACATACAGGCCACTTCCTGCTCAATCGTGACCACTGGATTCTTTGTGAACAGCCCGTCTTCATCAGAAAGCTCCGCAGAAACGAAGCCGGTGTTGAAGCTCTTGCCGCTGAGGTCACGGGGCAGGAAGAACATCGTCCCGTCAGCCGTGGTGTAATTCGTATTCAGAGAAGCGTACTCGTCCTTTACGGTATCGTCCATGATGTTTTCCGCATGGGAGTACACCGCTTCGGTCTTTGCGCTTGCGCTTGCTTCCGGGACGAAATTGGACTTGATTTGAATAGTGCCGAACCTTGTCTGCGTGAGAACACACCGGCAAGCGTTTGCGATAATCTGTAGTGCTTCTTTGTGCTGCACCCTCGGAATAGGGTTCTTTGTGAAAAGAATCTTGAGCTGAGGGTCGATGTAGTAGTCCGTCAGGCCAGCGTCTTTCAGTACATCCTCAGCCAGCTCGTAGTAGCTCACACCCTCGCCGTTGTACATTCCCTTGTAGTACTCGGAGTCCATGTTTCTGAAAATGTCCTGACAGCGAATTGTGGCGGTGTAATCGTCAGACTCCCACTCCGAACACAACAGCCTGTTCCCTCGAATCCACTCGATTTCCCCGGTCTCCGGGAGCTGGTAGCCGTAGTAGATTTCCATTTCCTGCCCGGTTTCGAGGAAGTTGATTGCAGACTTGGGATTGTCCACATTGAAGTAGTGGTCGTAGTTCTTGAGCTGTACCGAGAAATCAATCTGCGGCACATCCGCACCGATGGGAGACACATAGCTCTCAAGGGTGGAACTCATGACATCTTGGTTGTAGTAGACCAAGCCGTAGCCGAAGCGGATGGAGTAGATACGAACACGGCTCTTGGGGTTCTTCATCGTGTAGAACACGAGCTTCACCTGCGTGGTGTTGGTCAACACTTCCTCAGTGGAGAACACCGCTTGGTCGTTCCCCCGGAACTCGATAACCTGTCCGCTACTGCTCACCATGTCGAAGTCAACCGGGTAGTTTTCTCCGAAATTGATGGTGATACCCTTGAAATCGGTCGCTACGATGTTCAGGTTGATTGTCAGCTCGAAGATAGCTTCCGTCAGGAGCTTTTCGCTGATAATGCCCGTGTCGAGGTATGCACCCGACTGGTTCTCCCTCGGAAGAAAGAACATGGAGCCGTCCACTCTCGTGAAGTTCTCCTCAAGCGTTGCATAGACCGTATCGTCACTCTTTTCGCCGAGTACATTTTTGGCGTTTGCGTAGTACGCAAAATCGCCATCCTCAACCGTGGCTTTTGCCTGTGCTTCTTGGTTAATAAGGCCGAAAGAGAGCATGATGTATGCTCTCTCTCGGAGAGAGGACTTCATGCTGTCTCTATATGCCTTGGAAACCTTCTGCATAAAATCCCTCCTTACTCGCCGCAGTCCACCAGATTCACCTTACAATTCCTGTAGTGTGTCGGTTTTCCGCTACTGTCTGCCCAATAGGGTTCAGCCGTCCTATCACCGGGGTACATCTTGATGGTCTTCCGGGAATTGCTGACGGGGTCTACGAATGTCACATAGACAAAGAAATTGCTGAGTGCGTTGAGAATCTGCGACCACTGTTCAGCGGTGAGCCAAGGCCACTCAAGACCGTCAATCTTGTACTGGTCTCGACCCACACGCTGACCGACAACGGCTCCGTTGGCGTTTCTGCCAGCGTCCACAACCGTTGTCACAATGGGTCGCACCCCTCGCTTGGGAGGGGGCAACTCATAGCCGTTGATTGCGATATAGGACATATCCGCACCTCCTTACTTCACGAACACATAACCGTTGGCCTTGCGCTGGGTGGTTACAGCGTCAGTGACAGTGCGGTTCCCGATTTGAACAATGGTTTGCTCGTTCTTATCGGCCTGTCGGCGCATATCGTCTGCCATCTGAGACAGGGTGGGTTCGATATACTCTCGATAGAACTCCTCCATGCCCTCCTTGAAGCCAGTCACAGAGAAGTTCCTGTTGTTCACCACATCTGCGGAAACCGACTTGGAGAAGGAATCGCTGGTGTAGTACTTGAGAGCAGAGGTGTCCACGGCGAAGCGCATGACGGGGCTTACGCTGGTGAAGGATTTTGCCCAAGTGTTCACGACATCCTTCGTAGTGCTTCCGAGGTTGGAAATACCGAGGTTGTAGCCGAGAACGGTGTCCTCGCCAATCCGCATGAACACCTTGGACGGGGAATTGGAGTCCAACGCCGCCTTGTATGCGTTTTTCGCCGCATTTGCCCACTTGCGCATATACGGTGCAGTGGTGTCATAGAAGTCATTGATACCCGCATTGAAACCGCTCACAACATCCTTGCCGATGTTGTAGAACGCATTGCGGGAGACGATTTCCGTAAACCAGCTCTTGGTGTTGCTTGCCCATGCAGTCATGCTGGACTTGCAGTTGTTGTAGGAGCCGGTGATACCAGAGCCAAAGCCACTCACGATGTCTTTTGCGTAGGTCTGGAAAGTGTTGCGGTTGATACCGCCGTAACCGGCTTGGGTAAACCAGTTCTTCACATTGGAAGCCCACACAATCACCGTGGATTTGCAGGTCTCAGAGCTGGCACTGAGCTGGGTCTTGAAGCCCTCCACCAAGGTTCTCGCCGCATTGCTGTAGTCACCAGACTTAGACTGAATACCGTCAACGAATCCAGTGACGAGATTCTGCCCGACCTCCTTCATGTTGACAAACATGCCGGTGGACAGCTCCACATTGTTGTTGCAGAGGTTTTCAATCTGCGTCAGCAGGTTCTTGTAGTTCTGCAACATGGTAGCGGCGGTCTGCAACTCAGGGACGGCAACTTCCAGCTTGGTGTTGAGGTTGGAGGTTTGCTCGGAAATGTCCTCCACATCGTTTGCCAGCTTGTCAATCGGGTCTTGCGTGAACCAACCGATAATCGTGTCAATCGTTGCGCTCAGACCCGCAATGGCAGACACTTCCGTGTACCGAACGACCTGACCTGCGAACTCCGTCATGAAGTCCACAAAATCGCTCATGTTGCTGGACAGACCGGGGAGCTTTTCGTTCAAAGCCATCAGCGGCGGGTCGAGCCTGTAGTTCAGCTCGTTTGCCACTGCGACCAGACTCTCCACAAAGAGAATGAACGCCGCCGCCAGCTCCACGAGCAGTGCCGTGCCAAGCCCGATTGCCAGCGGCAACAGACCCGCAGAAGCGACTGTAGCCGCACCGAGAGCCGCCGTGACAACGCCGATTGCGACCAGCAGACCAGTGCCGACACCGATTGCGGTGGCAATTCGCTCACCGTTGTTCAGCACGGGTTCCCAAGCCTGTCCGATTTCGTCCAAGCCCTTGCCGATTGCCCAAATCTCAACGATGAACAGGCCAGCGGCAACGCCGAGTTCCAGCAGGATAGCCGTGCCAATGCCGATGTTCAGCGCAACGGTCGTGCCGCCAGTGCCGAGGGCATACGCCGCCAGACCGACAGCCGCCAAGACCGCCGTACCGACACCGATTGCCGTTGCCACAGTTCCACCGTTGGCAATGACCGGCTCCCAAGCGATACCAACCTGTTCCAGCCCCTTGCCCATCAGAGCGATTGCGCCCACAACGAGCAGTGCCGCCGCCGCAACTTCGGCGATTACGACCAGACTCATACCGAGGTTCTTTGCCAGAGACTTGAGCTTCGGGGAAAGTCCCGTGTTGATGGTGGTGTCCAGATTGGTGGTGGTCGTAGTGACCGTCTCAAGAGCTTGCCGTGCCGCCTGTCCAGCGTTTGCGCTGTCTTTCAGAGCGTCCAGCTTCTTGAGGGCGAGAATAAACCCGCCAGCCATCATCAGCGCACCTGCGGCTACTTCCACAGCGTCCACGCCAGACCAATCGCCGGTTCGGATTGCTTCGATGAACCCCTTGAGGTTGTCCACAATCAGGGTTGCGCCAGCGATAATCAGGCCAACGCCGCCGAGCTGGGTGTTGCCGGTCAGCAGACCCAAGCCGCTCAGGAACAGGCCGAGATTCTTCACAAGGAACAGTGCATTGTCCCAATTCACACCGTTGTTCACCATGTCGCTGATAGCAGAGACGATACCAGTCAGCCCGGAGATAACCAGCATTGCCCCTGCCATCTTGATGTTGCCGAACAGGAGGAACGCCGCACCGAGAGCTTCTGCAAAGCCGCTGATTAGCTTGGTGACATTGGTGAAGTTTGCGCCATTCGCCATGATGTCTTGGATAGCTTCTTTCATGGTGTTCCATGCGTCCAAGAACAGGCCAAGCCCCGCAATTTTGAAACCGATACTGCCTACGATGTTGAAGCCCTTCATGGTGGACAGCCACCGCAGGAAATCTTGTACACCCTTGGCAATCTTCCAAGCGAGGAAAGCCGCACCAATGGCAACGACACCGGCGAGGATTTCATCAATGTTCTCCCTTACCCAATCGAGGAAGGGCTTAATCTTCGCCATGATTTTGTCCACCTGCTCGTTCACTGCGTCTCCAATGAAGTCATAGGTGGGAAGCTCAAAGCCGAGACCGCCACCGCCAATACCGCCGAGACCTGCACCTCCACCTGCGCTGTCCTCAGGAGGGGAGATAACATTCAGCTCGTCAATACCGAGCAGTGCGTTTTTCAGCTCCTTCGCTTTCTTGGAAGCGTCTCCCAAACCGTCAGCCGCTTCACCTGCGCCGCTTGCCACACCGCCGATTGCGTCCGCTCCCACATCGAACTCTGGAATCGAAACCCCGAAGAAGCTGGCAATAATCTCAGCGACAATCCGAATTGCTTTTGCCAGTGCGATTGCATAAGGCAAAATGGCTTTCAGAACCGGGAGGAAAAGGTTGCCCAAGGCACGAGTGGCCTGTTCCACCTGCGCTTGCAGAATACGAAGCTGGTTCGCAGGGGCTTCCAGAGTACGAGCCATATCGCCCTGAGCGTTTGTAACCTGCGTCATGATAGCGTAGTAACGCAACTCGGCCTTTTCAGCCTGAGTCATGCTCGTAACGCTTCTGTCAATGCCGAGGTTGTAGGCTTCCTGTTGCAGACGAGCCACAGACAGGTCATAGCCGAGTCTACGAAGCGGCTCAAGCTCACCAGAGATACCAGACTCCAACTTCTGGAAAGCGTCAGAGGTGCTGATATTGTAGAACGAAGCCAAATCGTAGGTGAGCTGGGTCAGGTTCTTGCTCATGATGTACGCCCGGTCACTCGCAACGCCAAAACCATCGGTAATCGTCATGAAGACACCCTGATTTCGCATCCACTCGCCGGGGTTGATACCCATGATTTCGCCGACCTGCTCCGCATAATTCTGCGCTTCCTTCGCAAACTGACCCATAGACACATTGAACAGGTTCATGTTCTCAATGTAGCTGTTGGAGTCAGTAATCCAGCTTGCGATAACACCGGCAATCCTTCTCATGCCCATGTACGCCAAGCTGATTTTTGCGGCGAGGTTCACATAGGATTTGCCGAGTACCGTATTGCTTGCCGCAAGGCTTGTATTGCTCTTGAGCAATCTCTGGATTCTTGCCGGGAACGCAGAGAAGCCAGCCGCCACCTTCTCCATCTGCGTAGCCAGAGGGGTAATGGCAGTAGCAACTCGATTGCACTGTTCGGCAAAAGAGTCAAGGTCGGTCTTTCTCAAAGACTCCGTTACGGTGTCAATCTGAGGAGCGAGTTTCACGAGCTTGTCCAGCCCGTTTGCGAGAGAACCAAAGCCAGACTTTTGGACGCTCTCCAAAGGTTTGAGTGCGTCCACCAGTCCTTGTACCTGCTCCCGTGCAAGGGTCAGCCCTGTCAGGCCAGAAACGCTCTGACTGAACTTCTTGAGAGAGTTCGACAGTGCGCCAAGGCCAACGCCGCCCTTGCTCACGGGAGCGGTTGCGGCTTTCAGCCGTCTAAGAGACTCGGAAAGTGCGTCTATGCCGCCAACGGCAGATGTAGAATTAGATTGTACTTCAAGCTCCAACTGCTCGATTGTCGTAGACATAATGCTCACTTCCCTTCAAACTTTTTATTGTGGCTTGCCATGAATCCTTCCATCATGCGCTTACCCTTGTCGTACACGCCCTTGGCATGTTCCTCCTCTCTGAGTTCCACCTGCTTCTCAGTGAGTGCGTAGGCTTCCGAGAGATACGGAACAGGCTTTGCTCCTTTTTTGGCAAAAGCGTGGAGAACGGGGGTAACTCGGCACAGAGCGTCATAGAAGTACGCACCCTGTAACCACATTTCCTGATTTCTGCGATTCACTCTGAGTTCTTCCGCTTTACGGTATGCCACCACGAGCATACTGTCTTTGTCCCAATACTGTTCCTCGCTCATGCCAATGGCAAGATAGTGGGGGAACAACTCGTTGAACTTTTCGGTGTAAGTAGAGAGGGGAGCAGTGGCAGAACTACCACCACTCCCCTCAGTGGAGGACAGCGAACCACTTACCAAGTCGCTGTCCAGTCCAAGTTTCCCTCGGCTTTCTCAGGCTCCTCAACGAGAGCCAGAATCGGCTCGTTGTACATTTCAGCCAGCTTGCCGATAAGGTCTTCCTTCTTGGTAAGTTTGGAATAGATGTCGTTGATGATGTCTTCCTTGACGAAACGGTGATGGGCAAGGAACGCACCGGCGAACAGTGCGGGGAGAGTAGTCATGGGCTTGTCCGTGATGTCGGAAGCGATAAAGCCCTTCTTCTCCATTTCCGAAACCGTTCTGCGGGTAAATTCCAACGTGTAATCCTTGCCGTCATAGGTGAAAGTCAACTGCTTTGCCATGTTTCTGTCCTCCTAAAAATTCTTATGCGTCTGCGCCAACAGTGATAGGTGTAGACGGTGCGATAGTGATAGTCATGTCAACGACCTCGTTGACACCGCCGCCAACCGGGAACACGGAAAGCTGACCCTTGAACTCAAACTTACCGTCAGTGCCGGTAGGAGTCAGGGTGCCACCCTCGCCGGTGCCGCCAAACCACACGGCATAGTCCTTCTCCTGACCTTCGAGGGCTTTCAGCTTGGTAAAGTCCTCTTTGGTGTAGTTCGCAGTGAACTCAAGAGCGTCAAGAGACTGGATACCCGGAATGTAAGTCTGCATATTGTCAGACAGGGTGGTGGTTT